CGAAAAATTAATTAATGAAGGCGTGAGCCAAAATCAAAAAGTAGCTATTAGAAAATTTACAGATTATAAATTTCACATATTTGGAGAAACGTATTATAAAATGACGGATAACCGAGTTTTGGCTACGTTAGATTAGTTATTTATTACCATCCCAACAAACATCACCATTTGAATTTACAAATGCATTTGAATAATAAGAATAAGTTGATTCGTTAACGGACTGTGTTTCGCCACTTATTGATAAAGAGTAAGTATATCCGGTCGCGCTTGAATATGTCTTATGGATATTGGTTACTTTTTGGCAAGATGTTCTTTGCGATGAAACAGAATCATTTTCACAAGAAGCCAAAGCTAATAGAGCAGCAAAAAAAAGAATATGTTTTTTCATAGTTTTTACAAATTAAAAAGCTAAATTACTCAAATTAAATTAAATAAAATGTTAAAATATGAAAGGTCTAAGCGAAGATTTAGAAGTAGCGATAAAAAACGCTATTGATACATTAGGCTTTAATGTAGATATAAAAGCTGTTAGTTCTGAAAAATTAGATGCTTTGATGCGTTCAAAAGCAGATTCTTTTATTTATACCAAAGAGCTTATTTTAACTTGGCAAACTTCTCAAAATTCGCCAAAAGAAGCTAAATTAAAACGATACATAACGAGTTTGGTTAAAGCGGGTGAAAACTCTGTCAAAGACCTACGTTTGGCTCTTAGAAAAGATATTGAAACAGATAAGGTAGACCCTGAACATTTGGGTAAGGCTATTAAAGCAAAACCGATTATTTTTAAAGCGATAACCGAACTCAACTCAGGTATTATTCAATTAAAATTACAATTAGAATCAAACAATATTGACCTTAAAACACGAGAGTTTAAAATAGGTTATCCTGAAAGATTTGCTAATCAAGAATTTTATCCTGAAAAAGATTATTACAAAAAATGGTATGATGAAGAAAACGATGCTATAATAATTGACCCAAAAGGCACGGTTGGTGAAATTATAAACCTAGATAATTTAAAAATAGCATTACCAATACCACCTCCTAAAAGTGAAATATTATATTCTGATTTACCAAAAGAAGAACAATATTGGCGTAAGCCAGAACAGCCTAGCGGGTTAAACGTAGAAACACAAGACTTATACATAGATTACATTCTCGAAGAATTTAGACGACGACGAGAGGGTTTATGGTTTATGAATAACGGAAGTCCAGTTTGGGTTTGCCCCGCTCATTACATGGGTCTTACTCATAACAAAATGTTAGACACAGGTGGGTATAAAGACTTTCGTTGGGCGCAATGCTTAATGTATTACTTTACCCTCGCGTGCATAGTTGACCCTAGATGTGTAGGTGAATTATTTGTAAAAGGTAGACGTACTGGTTTTACAGAAGAAATTATAGATTATTTTGTAGCATACTCTACAAGTCTTAAAAATTCATTATTCGGTATTACGTCAAAAACAGATACAGATGCCGAAGCAGTTTTCTTAAAATACTCTTATGTTATACAAAATTTACCATTCTTTTTTCAGCCTATTGTAAAAGGTAAAATTGACGATAGAAAAAAACTAGAGTTTGGTAAAGTTTCAGACAATACAAGAGAGGCGAAGAAAAAACAAGATACAGCAACAAAAGATTACCTAAATACTCGTGTTGATTTTCAAGCCTCAACAACTTTGGCTTACGATTCAATGAAGTTAAAAATGTATCTATGTGATGAGGCAGGCAAGAGGGTTCGCCCACAAAACATTATAGACCACTACAATAACGTAAAGCCAACAATGGTTCAAGGCGGTGTTGTAGTAGGTAAGTGTTTAATGGGTTCTACTTTAAATCCAAAAGATAAAGGCGGTAAAGAATTTGAAGAATTATATCTTGGGTCTGATGTAACCCAACGTAACGACAACGGAAGAACGTCAACTGGTTTGTATTCTTTTTTCTTACCCGCTCACAAAAACATGGAAGACTATACCGATAAATACGGTATATGCCATGAAGTTTTAAGTAAAGGAGAAAGTTTTGTTAACGCTAGAGGCGAAGTCAAAAAAATAGGGTCTTTACAATTTTTAGAAAATGAGTTTGCTTCAGCAAAAAAAATGGGCGGTAAGGTATATAACAACACAAGGCGTTTAGATCCTACAACTATTAGCGATGCTTTCCGCGACGAGGCTACTTCTCAACTATTGCCAGTAGAAAAAATTAACGAACAATTAAGATATAATCGAGAGAACAGAGTGCATGAACAGTTAGTTCGTGGTAATTTTTACGAAAAAGACAATGAAATAGTTTGGCGACCAGAAGATAATGGTAGGTTTTTGCTTTATTGGATTCCGCCAAAGGAAATGAGAAATAAAACAATTCAAAAGCCTATATTTGGACTTATGACGCATTGCCCAGTAAATGATGATATTGGTGCTTTTGGATGCGATACTTATGATGCTACCGACGTTGTTGGGTCTAAATTAGTAGAAACAGAAAATGGTTCTGAATTTAATTTAGGTTCAAAAGGAGCATTACACGGATTAACAGGTAATGCTTATTCTGAAGCCCCAAATAATACATTTTTTTTAGAATATATTGCTAGGCCAAAAGAAGCTGATATATTTTTTAACGATGTTCTTTATGCTTGCAGGTTTTACTCAATGCCTATATTAGTAGAAAATAATAAAAAACTATTACTTAAACATTTTAAACAAAAAGGTTATCGTGGGTTTTGTTTAACTCGTTTCGATAAAGAAATGAATAAACTAACGGCAGACGAAAAAGAATTAGGTGGTGTGCCAAATACATCGCCTGACATCATAAATCAGCATTGGACAGGTATTGAAACATACGTTAACAATTTTGTAGGCGAATATTATCCAGACGATGGTGAATCGCCAATAAGAGAAATAGGCGAAATAGGTAATATGCCATTTAGCAGAACTTTAAATGATTGGGCTAAATTCGATATAAAAGACAGAACTAAATTTGACGCTTCTATTTCGTCTGGTCTAGCTATTATGGCTGTAAACAGACATAAATATAAGTTAAAAATTGAAAGAAAACCAATTACTTTAACATTTAAGCGGTATAGTTAATTTAGAATAAATAAAAATAATATCTTTGTTGTAAATTAATAGGTTAGAATGGATTTTGAAAACAATAAACACGAAATAAAAAGCAACGTTTCGTTTCCTAGCCAATTTTCTTCAACGGAAGAAAAAAAAAGCCATGATTTTGGAAGACAATTAGCGATGGCTATTGAAAGTTATTGGCTTTATCAGTCAAATGGTGCGTCTTGTAGATTTATGACGCAAAGAACCGACTTCGAGTTACGCAGGGCTTACGCTTCAGGTACATATTCAATGACGCAATTTTATGACCAAATAGGTACAAATGGTGATACGTCATTATTAAATTTACCTAAAAAACCAATAACAATTGTTCCGAAGTTAGTTGATGTTATGGTGAATAGCATTTCTAATAGAGGTTATAACATAAGAGCGACTGCGGTTGACCAACTATCAAAAGATAATCGAAATAATTATAGAAAACGTTTAGAAAAAGAACGTATTGGCGCGCCTGTAATTCAAAAAGCAAAAGAATTAGGTATTAATATTGCTTCTTTTGAGCCTGACCAAATTCCGCAAACGGACGCTGAAATGGAATTGCATATGCAGTTAGAATATAAGCCATCACAGGAGTTGTCAGTAGAACTTGGAATTGAATCTGTATTTAACGAAAATGACTTTGACGAAACTGTAAAAAAACGTGTTATTAGAGATATTGTTACTTGCGGTAAAGGTGTGGCAAAAAGGACTTTCTCACCAACCAGAGGCGTTGTTTTAGAGTATGTAGACTGTGCGAATAAAATAGAATCATACACGCCAGACCCTTATTATAACGACTGCTCATATCATGGCGAAATAAAGCAAAAACTAATTAGTGACGTTAGAATGGAGTTTCCGTGGATAAATGACGACCAAGAAATTCTTAATGCATTGCAATCATCAGGTTTGTTTTGGTATAATTACTTTGGTAATCCGTATAATAGACAAATGGAAGGCACAACTCATTTGATGTATTTTACTTACAAAACAACCATTGAACGAGCAAAAAAAATAAAAGAAAAAGGTACAGGCGAAAAAGTAGTTTCAAAAGCGAGTGATTACTTTGATGAAAGTAAAAAAAATAAAAACGATAAATATAAGAGAGTTACTACCGCAGAGGAAGTAATATTTGAGGGTGTTTATATCGTAGGCACAGGTAAGTTGATTAAGTGGGAAATTGCTAAAAACATGAGCCGACCTAAATCAAACAATAAAAAGGTATGTTCGCCTTACGTTACTATTGCACCTAAAAAAGATAAATGGATTATAGGCTCTGCCGTTAATGAAATGATTGGTTTGGACAACTTAATTCAAGTATGCGAATTAAAAGCTATTCAAATTATTCAAAAGATATTGCCAGACGGTTATCAAATTGATATTTCAGCGTTAGCCGAACTAGACTTGGCTGACGGAAAAGTATATTCACCTATTGACCATTTAAACATGATGCTTCAAACAGGGTCTATATTTGTTCAAAGCTATGGTTCAGGTGGTGAATATAATTATGCCAAAACCCCAATATCTGAATTAAAAACAGGCGATTCTTTAGGTAAATTACAAGCGTTAAGAAATGAACGCGACCAATTAAGAAATAGTCAATTAGAAGTAATTGGATATAACAAAGCTACCGATGGCTCAACGCCTGACAAAGATAGTTTAGTTGGTGTTCAAAAATTAGCTGCATTAAATACTAATATAGCCACACGTCATATTTTAGACGCGGCTTCTTATGTTACAAAAAAAATAGCCGAACTTACAGTTTACGATTTACAAAACATAACAAAATACTTTCCTAATTTAAAAGAAGACTTAGTTAGAAAAATTGGAGCAACGGCTGTACAAGATTTGGAATATTCAAGCGACTTACATCTTTTTGATTATGCTATATTTTTAGACCTACATCTTGACGATGAAGAAAGAGCCAAACTAGAACAAGATATTAATTTAGAAATTGAAAAAGGAACTCTTAGTACTGCTGATAAGTATAGAATCTTAAATATTAAGAATTTTAAACAAGCAGTTGGGGCTATGGCTATTATAATTGATAAGAATAAAAAACTTATTGAGAAACAAAAAATTGACGCTATTAATGCGCAAGCCGAAGCTAATTCACGAAGTACGCAAGCTGCCGAGCAAGCACGTATGCAAACTGAAATGTCAATCATTCAAGGCAAAATACAATTGCAACAAATAACAAACGAGGGACTTCGCCAAAAAGAAATCGAAAAAGGAAATCAAGAAAGGCTAACGCTACAATTAAAATTAAAAAGTGATGAAAATATCGCTCATATAACATCAAACGCTTCTATTCAAAAACAAGCTGAAATGGAAGATAGAAAAGACCAAAGAGCAGCTAAAGAAGCTACTATGCAAGGTCAGTTATCAAACGTCAAAGAAAATAATGCCGCACCTATTGATTTTGAACAACAAGAGCAAGATAAACAAATGTTTCAAGTAGATTCAAACTATGAATAAAATTATTATATTTGCGTAATTTAAATTTAATCTAAATAAGAATAACATGGAAGATGAATTAGAAGTAAAAGAAGTAACGCCTGATATTTTAAATCAAGAACAGCCTGAATTAGAAGCTGCTCCTGAACAAGAACAGCCAATAGTTGATGAGCCACCTGTTGTTGACGAGCCTAAAAATGAAACTCCGCCTACGCAAGAAATTGAATTAGACGATGATAAGGTATTAAAATATTTAAGCGAAAAACATTCTTTGTCCGCAGAGAATATAGATTCATTAAAACCAAAAGAACAAACTAAATTACATCCTTCGGTAGAGGCTTATAATAAGTTTGTTTCTGAGACAGGGAATACAAGCGTATCTGATTTTTTAGAAACGCAAAAAGATTGGTCGCAAGAGCCGAGTGAGGTTAAACTCATGCAATACTTGAAAATTGAAAACCCTTCATTAAATGATAGCCAATTAGCTTTCTTATATAATAAAAGATATAATACCGCTGACCTTGACGAATCAATTGATGAAGTTGAGATAATGGAAAAGCAAATTAACCAAACAACTGATTTGCGAAAAGCAGAGCAATTGCTTGAAGAAAGGAAACAGTCATTTATGGCTCACAAGGGTCTTGATGAGTTAGTGCCTGAAGAATTTAGACAAGCAAAAGATTTGGTAGATTCATACTCTACACAACAACAACAAGCTAACGAATTTAACTCGTTAAAAGCAGCGGAATACTTTAATAATGATTTCAAAGGTTTTGAATATCAAATTAAAGTGGGTGATAAAATCGAGAGTTTGGTTCTGAAACCCGAAAACGTTGCTGATGCAAAAGGTTGGCATGGTTCTATTGAGAACTTAAATAAAATGTTTTTTGACGAAAATGGCAAGGTAAAAGACCCTAACGCGCTATTCAAAATTTCAGAAATAGCAAGAATGGGGGTAGATAAATTCACAGAGAAATTATCTAATACAATTGCCGCTAGAATTGCAGAAGAAGAAGATAAAACTTCTAAAAACATTTCATTGACAGAAGATAGACAACTAGAATCACCTTTGCCTAAACTAGAAGTTAAAGTCGTAGGCTAAAAAAAAGAAAAAAAATAACACAACTAAAAAACTTTTAAAAAATGGCTTTATTGAACACTCCGGGTATTAAACTTACCCCTTCTGCATCAATGACACCTACTGGCGAAAACTACTTAGGTATTGATGATTTTGACTTTGCAAACCAATACTTGCCCGATACATATAAAACTGTATGGCAACGTTTCGGTTCGCAAGATTTAACAGGTATGCTTAGACGTTTGTCTAAAGAAATGCCTTTGGTATCTGATATTGTATTATGGAAAGAAGAACAACGTTTGCGTTTGCTTGGCGAGGGCGTAACTCGTTCATCTAACGTATTTACACTTTCAGGACACAACTTCCGCGTTGGAGAAACAATCGTAGTTAGAAATGCTGATGGCTCAGTTGTAAGACAAGGGCGTATTTCTGCAAATACTGATACTACATTTACTGCTTTGTGCGGTGATGCTGCTGGTTGGACTGCTGTTGGAACTTCTGCTCTTACTGTTTTTGTTGATGGTAACGAGTTTAAGAAAAAAACAAACGGTATGGATGAATCACTTAACACTCAGTTTGAATCATTCAGTCAAAAACCAGTTATCATCAAAGATTATGTTGATGAATCAGGTTCTAACTTAGCACAAATCACTTGGTTGCAAGTTACCGTTCCGAACACAGGCGAAAGCGGATATGTTTGGTTCTTTGCTAATCGTATGAATACCGAAAAACGTTTAGATAACGCTATCGAAACTAAAATGGTAGGTCGTTCAAAAGCATGGGGTGGAGATTTAGCTGCTGATGGTTACGAGGGTACACAAGGTCTTATGGATATTGCCTCTGAGGGTAACGTATTTGAAGGTCAAATCGCTGACATGGCTGATGTTGACCAACTTTGTGAGCGTATGGACGCACAAGGAGCAATTTCTGATAACTATATCTATGGTACAACTGCGTTTAATTCATCTATTGACGACTTCTTGAAAGCAGAGCATATTACAGGTTTATCTTGGGGTGCTTTTGATAATGATGAAAAAATGGCTTTGAACTTAGGATTCAGCGGTATGCGTAGAAGCGGTTATCAATTCAGCAAATCCCGTTGGGGTTACTTGAATGATATTACTGGAGAGGGTTCTATGGTTGGAACAAACAAAAATCACGCACTTATGATTCCGTCAGGTTCAGAAAGCTTCCGTGATGAAGTTTCAGGAAAATCAACAACCGCTCCAATGTTACACTTACGTTACAGAGCGTATGGTAAAGAAAATAGACGTTATAAAGTAGCTGTTCGTAGCTTTGAGCAAGGGACAACTGGTGGTAAAGATATTTTCATTACCGATTACTTGACTGAGCGTTGTTTGGTAGCATTAGGACGAAACAACTTGTTCTTATTCAAGGGATAATTTTAAAAAAGCGAGAGGGAAACTCACTTATCCCTCTCGCTTTTATTATTTAATTTAATTTACTATAAAAAAAATGGGAAGACCAATTAAAAATTCAACTCAAAGTGATGGTGCTTTGGTTGACGAACAAGTTTTAGACTTAGACCCAAGTCAAGTTTTAGACCAAGAGCCGACTTCGGCTAACGAAGCAGTAGTTTTAGAAACTATTGAAAAAGAAGAACAGACTAAAGAACCAATGATTCCTTTATCAGAAGTACAAAGGCTTATTGATGAAAAATTAAGTACTTTTAAATCTGAGTTACCAAAAGTACAAGAGCCGAAAGTAGTTGAGCAAAATACAGCTAGAGAACTTCAAAACTTTGATTTAGGAGTTGCTAATTATGACGGAATACCTGAGTTAGATAATTGGGAAGAAAAAGACAGAGTTTACGTTTTAATTCAAGGTAAAAAGGCAGCGTCTTATGGTATTAGAAATAGACACAAGCCAAATTCACCTCTTACTTATGTACACCCAATTACAAGAGCGACACACGCTTTAAGATATGCTACAAATCAACCATCTTTTTTTGTTGACAAACAGTCAAAAGAGGCGGGTTCTGTTACATTAGGCGTTATTGTTGTACGTGGGCAAAACTTATTCGTTCCAAAAAGTAATATCAAACTACAACAATTTTTACATATCCACCCTGATAAAAACATTGTTTTTAAAGAATTAAATCCCGAAGAAGACGCTAAAAAAGAATTAGAAATGTCTGATTTGAGATTTGAAGCAGAAAGATTGGTACGTCAACTTGAGCCAGCGTCGCAAAAAACAATTGCTCAATTAGTATGTGCTAACTACGCTGAAGATTGGGGTTCTATAAAAACAAAAGATGAACTTATTAAGGCAATTCCTAAAAACGCTAAGTGGATTAAAACGTTGGCCGAAGACGACCGACTTCCGCTCAAAGGATTAGCCAAAGAAGCGTGTATCAAAGGATTTATTAAATACGAAGATTATAAATTCATTGATGAAAATGAAAAAGTAATTTTAGAAGTTAATAGAGCCGAAAACGAATGGGATGCCATTGCTAGATATTTCTTATCGTCTAAAGGGAGAACAACTAAAGAATATCTTGAAGAAAAGGTAGGTTAACCTTACGCTAAACTTTAAACACACAACTAATATAGCCTTGCAATTTAAGCGAGGCTATATTTTTTTAATTATCTTTGTTTGTGAAAATTAAGTATTATGATTTCTATTAATAAGATATACAATTTAACATTATTTATCCTAGATAAAGAAGTAAGAGGTACAATACCGCCTGATAGATTTAATGAGTACGCGGGCTTGGCTCAATCGTCTATATTTGAAGACTTGTTTTATCAATTCACAAGTTGGCTAAACAAACAAAATAGGCGATTAACAAATTCAGGATATGCAGATTTGCCAAAAAACATTGCTGAACAAATCGATGTTTTTTCAATGTACACAACCAATACAAATTTCACGTATAACAACACAGATAATGTTTGGGAATTTTCGGGAGATGATTTTTATAGAGCGATAAATCTTTTTGCTACATTTTCAAACGGTAAAGTGATTGATATAGACCCTGTAAAAAAAGGTGAGTTAAATAAATTAAAAGCGCAAGGGTTGGTTAGTCAAACATTTCCTGTGTATGAAAAAATAGGCGACAATTATCGAGTTCACCCTACGATAACATCGCCTAATAAAGTAGAAATGGCTTACATAAGAACCCCTAAACCACCTAAATGGACTTATGAAGTTGTACAAGGAAACCCAATGTACAACCCAAGTGCTGCTGATTTTCAAGATTGTGAATTACATGAATCTCAACTTGTACCTATGGTTACAAAAATATTAGCTTATTCAGGAGTTTCATTACGTGAGGCAGAAATAACTGGGTATGCTTCAAATGAAGAAATAAAAGAAATACAAAAAAAATCTTAATAAATGTCTAGTCAAAATCCGCAAGTATATTACGAAAACGAAGAAAATCATGGTAACTATGTTTATGTTACCCTTGAAAGCATTGTAAATACATTTTTATTAGCGCAAACAGGAGATAGAACTGTTATTGGTAACGTGCCAAGACATTTAGTTTTACATTGGGCGAAAAGAGGTATTCAAGAATTTACTTTTGATGCTTTAAAAGAGGTGAAGCAAGTTGAGCTTTCGTTAGGAGAAACATTAGATGTTATATTACCACCTGATTACGTTAACTATGTTAGAATATCATACGTTAATGAGAAAACAGGGGAATTAATGCCTTTAAGTAGAAATTCTAAAATAGCGATGGCCGCGTCTTATTTACAAGACAACAACGCTGAAATTTTATTTGATGATGCAGGAGATATTTTAAAAGGAACTACACTTCATCAAGCATTAATTGACAGACCTACACAGAATAGTATTACTGTTTTACCTTGCGACACTTCTTGTAGCGGATGTTCTTACTATGGTAGCGGATGCCCAAATCCACAAATGTTCAGAGCAGACCCAACTAGAAATGCAAACGGTTATTTTCAAATAGACACTAGACAAGGTAAAATACATTTTAGTTCTGATAATTCAAATAGAACAATAATGTTAGAGTATATTTCTGATGGTCTTGAATATAGTTCCGATAGCGACATTCGAGTGAACAAACTTGCGCTAACGGCATTACAAGACTACATTAGTTGGAATATACTAAATAACGACTTAAACGTACAAGAGTATATTGTCCAAAGGGCTAAAAAGAAATATGAAGCGAGTTACCGTTCCGCTAAAATTAGATTAATGAATTTAAAAGCCAATGAAGTGATGTTCGCTTTAAGAGGTAGAAATAAATATATCAGATAATCATGCCTATTTTTAAAAATAATTTCACAGAAGCAATTGTTCAAAAAGATTTAGACGAAAGATTAGTTTCGCCTAAACAATTAGTGGATTCTGAAAACATTTCTTGTTTAACTAATGAAGGTGGGCAAAAAGGCGTTTTAAAGCCAGCTTTAGGAAATCTTAAAAAAACAGATTACGCTACGCTATATGGAATTGTAAATGCAAAAACAATAGGTAGAGGTAGTAATT